TCAGAACCGACCGTTGCGCAGCCGCTCAGCAAGCTCGTCGCGAGACCTAGGACGACGAGCCGTCGCCTCGAGCATCTGGCGTTGGACATCATTGGCTTTCTCCGTGGTCTGAAGGCGTTCAGCGAGGCGTCCCGCTCGCTCGCCGGACCGCCGAAGCGAAAGCAGGAACAGGAGCAGGGCGAGGATGATGGCGCCGTAGCGCAAAGCGGCCCGCATCCATGGGCTGGCGGCGAACCCGATCAGGAGCGGGGCCATCACCGCTGCCCTCGGCGCCAGTCATCGAGACGCGCGTAGATCGTGACCGCGATGCCGCCAAGCGCCACGGCGATGAATACCCAACGCAACGTGTCGAGATACGGCACAAGCGGCAAGATCGCGGTCTGGGTCTCGGCCAGCACCTGCTGCGCCACCTCGACGCCCGCCGCGCCCAGCGTCGCCACACCGGCTGCCCCGCCGCCCTTCATGGTGCGGCTGTCAGCCAGCACCTCGCGCGCGGGCGGCGTCTCGGCTGCAAATGCCGTCGCCCGGACCGGGAACCGCTCGCCCCACTGCCGCGCGGGCCCGAGATCGACATGGATGAACCCCGATCGCGGATAGAAACCGAAGCCGAGGAACCCAACCTCGCGGGCTGCCGCCTCGAACGCCACCGGGTCGTGGTTCGCCATGGCGATGTCGAAAGCCGCGCCATCCATGTGCTTCGAGCGCGTCGCGCCGCCGACGGCCCGGTTGTGCGCCGGACTGCGGTAGGCCGAACGGACGATGAGCGGCTTGCCAACCCGATCGCGCAGCGCCTGGAGCTTGTCGAGCGCAGCTTCGTTGACCAGCAGATTGCCGGTGCCCCGGCAGGCGATCTCGGCGGGTGAGAAATTCTTCCAGCGCCATGAGCGCTCGGGCACGTCGCGCCAGTGCTTGTAGAAGGTTGTGGTCATGAGTGAGCTCCAGGCACAAAAAAGCCCGCTCCTCGACGAGGGCGGGCGGTGGTCTGATGGGTCGGGCGGATGGGTTAAGGCGTCGGTCCGAAGAGCTTCAGCTTGATAGCAATGCCGGCCATGAGGGCGAGCAGGACGCCGGTGGTGATGATGCGAACGGCAGTCTGCACCGCGGTGCGCTTGGCCAGCCGAAACCCAGCCAGCAGCGATCGCAGATCGCGGATGTCCTCGGCCGCGTCTGTCCCGTCGAGCCCGACCTCATGCAGAGCGCGACGCGCGCCGGTCTCGGCGGCACGTTCGAGCAGCGCCTCGAACTCGTCGCTCGGCAGACTGATCAGTCTGCCGATGTCGCGTTTTCGGTCCATGGGTGCGGTCCTCGGCTGGTGCTTCAGACGACCAGCGTGCCGGCAAACGTGAAGCCGATATCGGCCAAGGTTGCGTCAGGCGTTGCGGGGGCGATGACGCTGAGGACGTCACCCGGTTCCAGCACCGTTTCGGTGGCGGCGATGAAATCGGCGACGGTTCCGGCCGCAGCGAAGCGCATGGTGGCGAAGCTCGTTCCGTTGCGCCGGATGTCGAAGTCCGTCTGCGTAGTGGCGGCCGCGGCCGCGACGCCCTGACTGCCGGCAAGATCGACCTTCATCCGCGTGCGACGGGCGATTGGTACGCGCAGGAGAATTTCGTCGGCGCTTGGCTGCCCCGCCTTGAACCCGGTGAGATCGGCTGGCGGATCGGCGGCATCCTCCGTCTCGACCACTTCGATCGCGAACCAGGTCCGCGCCCCGGCGAGGATGGAGTTCCAGTTGTTGTTGGTGAAGTTCACGCGGAGCTGGAAATAGTCTCCTTCGACCACGGGCAGGACCGCGGAAAAGGTCGAGAAGTCGTTGTTGGTGTAGCCGGACGAGCCCTGGCGCACGGTGTAGGGCGCGGCCCCGATCGGCTCTCCGGCGCCGTTCTTGTCGAAGGTCAGATAAACGCCGCCGGTGGTGGCGCTCGCTTTCATGGCGATAGAGCCGAGAAGCCTGACCTTGGTGATGCCGGAGCCCGCGGGGATCGTCAGGCGCTCCGGAGTCCCTCCAGCCCAGAAGCCTTCGCTGTCATAGACGGGGGCCTGCCACGGGATCTGGATCGGCGGGCTGACAGTGGCGATGTCGGTCGTGCGCTGCACGAGAGCGCCGCGAAACGGCAACAGCGCCCGCTGGAAGATGCCGACGCCCGTCGCACCCCAGAGCGCGCCATCGAACTGGAGAACGTCGCTGGCGACAGCGCCGTCAGCGGAAACGTCGGTCAGGTCGTTCAACGTGCCTGCGCCGCCGCCGACCCCGAAGAGGTCGCTGCCATTGCCCTGCACCAGCACGGTGGCGCCCGGCACGATGATCACCTCGGCGCCGGAGCCGACATACTTGGCGCGGACCTCCTGGCTGCCGCTGGTCGCGTTGCGGATCGCGAGCCGGCGATGGTTGGCGGGCAGCGTCAGGACGCGCGTAGCCGTCAGCGTGCCGGTGAGCACGATCAGGCCGTTGCGGTTGGCCTGCACACTGGACAGCGTCACATTGCCGTCGCCCATCGCCACCGTCAGCGCCCGGTTCATGGCGTTGTCGAGGGCATCGACGGCGTCGTTGATCGTGACTTCCTTCTGGTTCTGGGCGGCGGCGACATGGGTCACGGCCAGATTGGGGCTGGGCATCAGGCAATCTCCAAGGTGATGGCGCGCGGGAAGCCGCGACCAGCGACGGCGCTCAGTTGATGGACGGCGACCGAGAGCGAGGCTGGCACCGCGCCGAAATCGGCCAGGATGTCGGCATTGGCGTAGACGACACTGGGGCTTACCGAGGTGAGCGTGCGCTTCACCGCACCGCCGGGACCATCGAGGATGTCGACCTCATAGGCCTCGTTCGCCTCGCCGAGCGGGACGAACCCCGTGCCGTCCTTCAGCTCGCCGCCAATACGCGTGCGACGGATCCAGGAGAGCGTGATGTTCGCCGGGCTGCCGCTCGTAGCCGCGCGAACGTTCCACGGCGCGTAGGGCCTGAGGTCGCGGCCGCCGTGGCTCTGGACGAGCGTCTCGGCATCCTCGAACAGCGTGCCGAAGCCGACGGCGCGCCAGGATCGCGGCAGCCCCAGATCGCCGAGTGCGGTGACGAGCGTCTCGACGTCATCAGGATCAAGCAGAGCGAACAGCTCGCCCGCCGCATGGCCCTCGACGAAGACGTCCGTTCCACGCCGGCCGCGCAGGAGGCCTCGAAGCGTATAGGAGCCGTCCGGGTTCAGCGTTACCTCGCGGAACTGGATGATCTCGGGCTCGCCATTAGCTTTGAGGACCAACGCCGCGTTCGCACCATTGACGAGGGCGTCCTGTGTGACGCTCTCCAGCCGCTCGCCGCCAGTGGTCATGAAAACAGTGAGGCTATTCTCATCGTCGGTACCGAACGGCGAGCGGGGACTGCCCAGCGCATTCGCCGTGGCGCCCCATGCGGCTTCGCTGAGGGCCCGTCCGACCTGCGCCCACGCGGAGCCGTCGGCGCTACGGTAGAGGGCGGCTCCGGGCCAGCCCGGGCCGCCGAACCCTGCCATCAGATAGTAGACCCGAGAGCCCGCACCGCCCGCGTCGTCGACATCGCGCAAGAGCGGCAGGTCGGGCAGGATCAGGCGCGTGGCGGCGTTCGCGCCCACCAGCTGGACGGGTTTGCCCGAGCCGCCATCGGCGATGACCGAGGAGACGTAGGTGGCGGCGGTCTCCGACACGCCCTTCAGCGCCAATGAGAAGTCCGCGCCGACGTCGAGGCGGGTGATCCGGGTACGGAAGGTCGATCCGGCTGCGAACACCACATCCACCACATCGGTCGGATCGAGCCGCAGCCAGTCGGGCGGCAGCTCTGCTTCGTAGGCGCTGCGCTCGATCCAGGCGCTGTAGAGCGTCTTGGCCGCGATTCGCTTGGCCGTTGTGGCGTCGATGGCGAGCGCGAGCTCGAGGCTCGCCTGGTTGCGCGAATGCATGGTGGGCAGCGGCAGTGATGCGCGTTTCTCGCTCTGCGTGCCCTGTTGATAGTCGGCGTCCCGGTCCATGTAGACGACGGCGACCCGCTCGGGCAGCTCGACCTCCTGCGTGCGGCGCTCGCGCCAGCTTTCGCCCGTCTGGCTGTCGAGCGGCACGAGATAGTCGGCCGGGATTGTTGCGACCGGCGTGCGCCCGCGGTTGCGGAAACGAAGGGTGTCATCGCTCTCGGCCGCGTCGAAGAAGAAGGCCTGCGCCAGAGGCTCGATCGATCCGCGCACGGTGGTCTGCCGCCCGATCACGTAGCCCGGCACGGATGGCGTGAGCTCGGCGACGTCAATGTCGGCGAGCCCCAACCCGGCGCGTCCGCAGAGATCGGCGACGATGGACGACAGCGCCTCACCCTCGCCACCGCCGCGATTGAGGTACAGCCGGGCCCAGCCGCTACTGCCGCGCACCAGATGGGTGTCGGTGACGGCGTCGTAGACCTGCGCGCCCTGTTCGCTGACCGCGCCCGGCCAGATCTCATTGAGCATGATGGCGCCCGTCGCCGTGTCGAGCTGGACGACGCGCGTCGAGCGCATCAGCGTCCAGCGCTGGCCCCGCAAGCGGCTCTGGCCGAAGAACGGGCCCTCGTAGTTGATCTTGTGCGGGACGGCCGTCTTCCAGACGATCCCGGTGTCGGCGCGCCACTTGATCGCATAGATCGTACCGGCCGAGCCGCCGTTCGACATCGTGATCTGGAAGATGACGCTGTCATCGGTGGCGTCGTAGGTCAGTCCGCCCGTATCGCTGTAGAACCCCGTCGCGCCAGCTTCGATCTGCGCAGGCGTGAAGCTCGCCACTTTTTCGAACGTGACGCCGAGCGATTGGCCGGTGAGACTGTCATACTGCGCGAAGGCTGAAACCCGGATGCGGTAGAGCCCGAGGCTGGTGTGGTTCAGACTGCTCGATGTCGCGCTCGCCAGAATCCAGCCATCGCCATAACCCTCACCGACGGCGCCGCCGATCGCGCCCCTTACTCGGGATTCCGTCACCGTCTGGCCGGCGCCCCAGACGTAGCCCATGCTGTCGGCGCGCAGCAGGCCGATGTCGTTGAAGAGCGAGCCGGTCAGCAGGAAGTCGACCCGACTGGACGACCCGTAGGCCGAGATCATGCCCAGCCAAGTCGTCGTCACGAAGCGGGTCGTGGTGTTGGAAAGGCCGGTGCTGGTGAAGCCGAAGCGGCCCACTTCCTTCAGCGCGTTCGGCTCAACCCGGATGATCGGCCGCGAGTTGCCCGAGCCGACGGTCAGGTAAAGGTGACCGTCCTCGCCGCAGAACAGCGTGCTCGGGAAATTGTTGGGCGTGACGGCGGCCACGTCCGTCATCCGCGCCTGGCGGTCCTCCGCCATGGTGCGCAGATTGAAGCGGCGAATGCCGGCGGCTTCGGCGTTGCTGCTCGAAGAGACGAAGTAGCCGTAGCCCCTGCGCCAATCGATCGCGAGGTCGCTGATCTGGTACGACCCGAAATAGCCGCCTTCGCCCGTCGTGATGAAGTCCAGGAGCTGATAGGGCTGCTGCGCGGCGCGCCGATAGGTGATCTCCGCCGTGATGTTCGGGATGCGATTACCAAAGTCTGCGAGCGCCAGATCCTCGAAGACGATCACACAGAGCCCGCGATGGGCCGGTGCGCGACCGGCGCCCACATCAGCTTCGATCAGCGGATCCGGCAGTTGGGTCTCGCTGCCGCGATGCAAGCGGAAGCGCAGATTGGGTTTGGCCACGTCGGGGCTCGATCCGGTCTTGTCATAGATCAGCTTGCCGTCTGCCCAAATGCGCAGCACGTCCTCGGCCGGGCCCTCGCCGAAGCTCAGCGCGAACGACGCGAAATAGGAATAGCTGATCGAGGTCTGGGTGCTGCGCCCGCCGCCGCCCTTGCCGCCGGATCGAGTGCGGGTAACATTCTGCTGTTCGCGGATCCCCGACGACCAGATCATGTTGCCGGCCATGCGCAGCGTGCCGTAGCCGATCGGGATCGATGCGCCATAGGCAGAGGATGAGACGGTCAGATCGCCGAGACGCGGGCCCTCGGTGGTGACGTTCTGGCCCTTGGCCGGAAACAGCAGGCTGCCGACGACGGAGCCCACCAGCCAGCCGGCCTGCCAGCCGAGACCGACGGCGGAGCCGAGTGCGGCGCCGCCCACTGCGACGAGAATGGCCATGAGAATTCAGTGTCCGGGAGAGCGAAAGCGAAAGGCGAACTTGATCTTGTCCGGCCATTCGCCGGCATAGGGCTCCTCGATCACCTGCCGGCGCGTCGCATGGGCGTGCAGCAGATGGGGATGGCCGAGCCGCTCGGTCAGGAAGCCGCAATGGCAGGGATAGGCCTGGTCGGCGAAGACGAGCACGTCGCCCGACCGGGCGTCGGGGATGGCGACGCCGTCCATGTTGCCGCGAAAATGCTCGACAAACCCTTGACCCTGCGCGCGGCGGCTGTAGCCGGTGCTGTCATAGTCCGAAAGATCGAGCGCCCGGGCGACGCAGACCACCAGCCCGACACAGTCGATCCCCGAGCGGCTCCGTCCCTGATGCCGCCAAGGAACACCGAGCCAGCCGCGCGCCTCGGCGATGATCCTCTCAGGGGTGATGATCTCAGCGGGCATCGGGATAGCTCATCATGGCGTCCTGGCCTGGCACGTAGGGCTCGCCGCGAAAGTTGAGGACGTTGGCAAAGCGGGCGACGCAGGTGTCGAGGCGCTTGTCGCAGCCCGGGTGGATGCGGAAGAGGTCGCCGACCCTGATCGCGTAACCCATGGGCAGGAACAGCTCGGCGCGGCCCGTCGCTTGGGTCCACGCTTTCACCTCGATCGAGCGTCCGGCATTGGGCCCGCTCTCCCAGGTCAGCACGCCACCGGCGAACCAGCCGTCACTCGCGCGTGGCTCGTCGATCGATGCGGTGAACACCGCCCGGTCTATGACATCGGTGACAATCCCGGCACGGCTCCACGACTCCATGGCCTCAAACACGGCCGTTCCGTCGGTGGTCTGCTGGCCGACGGAAGTGTCGTAGACTGGCTGGTCAGCTGCCGTCGTGCCCGCGCCGACGCAGCGGTAGACGCGATCCTCAAACACGGTCGCTGTGCCGACGCCTGTCGTCGTGTCTGTGAAGAAGCCGCTGACGGCGTCGAGCGCGGCATTGCACACCGAGCCGCTGACCCTCGTGCCGTTGAAGATCACGCGCAGTTGCCGGGTCCCCGAGGGCACCAGCGCGTCGGCGACCTGGCGGAGCGTCCAGACGCCAGTCATCGCCTCATTGCCAGTATCGAGCGGTGTGGCCACTACAGCGCCCAGTTCATCGAGCAACTGCACGCGCAGCCGTCCCTGATCGACGGTGTTGCCGCCGCCATTGGCTCGCCATCCGCCCACGGTCAGGCGGTAGTCGCCGGCGTTGACGATGTCGGCATCGAGCACATCGGCAAGATCGACGGTCTGGCGCAGCTCGAAGCTCGCGACATTGCCGCCTTCGAGAAAATGCGTGCCGGTCTTCGGCCCGAGCGCGCCGCTCGCGGTCTTGGCGGCCGCCGACCCGGAGGCGACAGTCCACCCAGCGAGATTGCCTGCGTCGAAACCAGGATTGACGAAGGGAATCCCCGTCGTCGTGAGCGCTGAGGAGGTTCGTACTCGGACGGTGTCGCCGACAGCATAGGACGTCGAACGCTCGATCTCGGGCGGATGGATCGGCACCTTGCAGCGCGGGTCGCCGAGATCGGCGCGGCATTCCGGGCTGTAGAGCTCGCCGATACGCTGGGAGAGCGCCTGCGTCATGCCGCGCAGCTCGGTGCGGAAGACGCCCTGCTCGGTCAGCACCACCTCACCAAACCAGCCGCGCCGCATGCGCAGCGCGCCCATCGAAGGATCGGCCCAGTTGACAAGGAAGATGCGCACTTCGGCTTGATCGAACAGCCCGGCGCGCAGTTCCTCCTCGGTGATCGTCTCGTCATCGAACACGCCCTCGACATCGAGATTGTCGACGCTGAGGCTCGCATCATTAGCGATCGCCGTGCGCGAATAGCCGGAGCTCGCCATGTAGAGATCGCCGTCGAAGACGAGATCGCGGTCGTGATCGGTGAAGAAGAACTCCCGGCCATCCACGCGCGTGATGCGCCAGCAGGTGGCGAGCGTGGTCACGGGGCCCGCCAGGTGCGCCGCGAGGGCTGCCGAAGTCGATTTCATGGGCGGATCTCCAGCACCGGGATCTGGCCCCAGCTGCCGAGCTGATAGGTCTCGATGGTGATATCCATCTGATCGCTGTCGAACCGGACCGGCACGTCGAACTCGAAATCCGCCGTCACCTGAACGCCGGACGCCGGCGCGGTCGTGAAGGTCACGAGTCCTGTCGCCGTGTTCACCGTCCAGCCCGTGACCGCCTCGACGCCGTCGCGGTAGATCTTCACCGTGCCGGTGAGGGGTTTGGCGATGAGGCGCGTGTCGATCTCGCCGCCGCTTGCGTAGTGCTTAACGAGCTGGAAGGTCTTGTTGGCGCCATCGCCGACGCCCAGCACCTGCGCGAACGCCTGGTAGTCGGTCCAGTCCTTGAAGCGGAAGCCATAGGCGCGGCCCTTGCGGGCGCGGAAGAAGGCGATCAGCGCCGCGACCTGCTCGCGCTTCTTGAGGCCATGCGCAACGTTCCATTTGCCTCGCGCGGCGGCCCAGTTGGCATTGCGGCGCTCGTGCCCCGACACGGTCGTCACCACGGTCGTCGAATATCCCGGCCCACCCGACGCCCCGTAGGAGATATCGGGCGGGAACTGCACCTCGTGAAATCCGCTCATGGCTCAAGCCCGTCAGAGGTTACGCCGCGCCCGTTCCATGGCGCGGGCGGCGTCAGCGGCGATCTGGCCTTGCGCGTAGCGGAAGCTGTTGGCGTCAGGCGTCGAGATGTTCATCACCACGTTGACCGGTGGACGGGTCTCGCGTGCGGCGCCGATGGCGGCGAGCTGAGCCCGCGACAGCACCATTTCACCGCGCTGCAGGATCGCGGGCACCTCGTCGGCACGAAGCCCCGCGAGACCGCCGTCGTGGAAGCGCGGCGCACCTGCAAAGGCGAGTGCCGGGACGAGCCGCTGCTGAGCGGGGCCACCGGCGACGCCGCCTTGGTGGAAGATGCCGGCGAACAGCCCGCCACCGCCGCCGAACAAGCCGCCGAGCAGTCCTCCGCCGCCTCCGCCGAGTGCATTGGCCAGTGGGCCGAGGATCGCGGAGCGAACCGCGATGCGGGTGATGTCGGCGAGGATGCTGTCGGCGAGCGCCTTGAAGTCGATCTTGCCGCCGGTCACGAAGCTGGCGATGGCGTCCTCGGCGCTGCGAAAGGCGCTGGTGAGAGCGCTGCCGAGACCCTTGCCCCAGTCCATCGCCTCGCTGGCATAGCGGGACAGCTCCTCGCGAACGGCCGCCCAGCCGGTTGCCGCCTGCGTGGCCGCCGTTGCCGCCGCCTCACCAGCGGCGCGGCTTGCTTCCGCGGCGCGTGCGGCGGAACCGGCCGAGCCCTCGCCGTCTCCTGCGGCATCGCCCCCGGCGCCGCCGATGGCTGCGAAGGCTTCATCGAGGCGCTCGGTCGCCCCGGCCGCATTGTCGATCTCGGTGTTCGCGCCCGCCATGGCCTCCCGGAGCGCCGCGATTGACGCGAGGGGCGCGCCCGCCAGCTCTCCCAGCGCCGTCGCCGTCTCTCGCGCACTGTCGGCGGCAGCGCGCGCATCCTCGGCGAAAGCCGACAGACCGAAATCCGGTGCCGCGAAGGTGTCCGTCTCGAACGCAGCGGCGAAGGCATCACGCGCGGCGTTGCCAGCCTGGCTCGCGGCACCCGCAAACTCGTTCTCGATCCGGCCGAGATCGACGTCCGGCACCAGCTCGATGGCCCGCTCGATGCCGATCGCCGCCAGACCCGCATTGACGCCTTCGAGGAGCGCATTGATGCCGTCGACCGCCCCGTTCAGCATCGACTCCAGCCCGGCGATCAGCGCGTTCGCCGCCTGGATCGTCAGATCGCCGATCGCCCGAGGCAGGTTGCTCCAGATGACGACCATCGCATCGAAAGCGCCCTGAAACGTCCCGATGGTGCGATTGCCGAAGGTGACGACGGCCTCGAGCGACGCCTGCAGCGCATCGGCGATGCTCGCTTGAATGCCGCTCCAGGCGGCGTCGATGCGCGCTTTCAGGACGCCGGCCAGCAATCCGATCCTGTCCCAGACCTCGGCCGCCACGTCGCCAAGAAGGCCGAGCGCGGCGCCGAAGCCGCCGGTCGCCTGCACCAGCCGACCGAACTGGTAGATCAGCTCACCCGCCGCCACGATGAGCGCGCCGATGCCGGTTCGGATCAACGCGCCGCGCAGGAAGACCAGCGCGGTGGCAAGACCGCGAACCGAGGCGGCGGCCACAACCATACCGGCGACCCAGCGTCCGGCGATGAAGGCGGCGAAGGCAGCAGCGATCGAGGCGAGCCGACCGATGTTGTCGAACAGGAGCCGGATCGCCTGACCAAGCGGACCGGTGGTGCGCGAGATCGCCGCCAGCGCGTCGGCGACGGCTTCGAGGGCCGGGGCGGCGGCAACGGCGAGTTGGTTCGACAACCCGCGCCAGATCAGACCGAGGCGGGAGATCGCATCGTTCGTCCGCTCGATCTGATCAGCGTCCTGTTCGGACACGACCACGCCGAAGTCGCGAACGTCCTGTGTCGCCTGCCGGAGCGTCGTCGTGTCGATCCGGGAGATGGCGATGCTGCCTTCCTCCCCGAACAGCTGACCGGCCACCGCCGCACGCTCAGCCACGGGCACGAAGTCTTCGATCGCCTGATTGATACGACCGACACGCTCGTCCAGCGGCAGGGCCAGCAAGGCCGAGGCCGAAAGCCCGAGCCGTTCGAGCGCCGCGACGGCAGGACCGGTCCCGGCGGCCGCCTGGCTGAGACGGCGCGTGAGGTCCTTGGTCGCCTGCTCGATGCCGGACATCGACACGCCGGCCAGTTCACCGGCGCGTTCGAGAACCTGGATGCTCTCGACGGTGGTCCCGAGCGATTGAGCGAGCTTGGCCTGTGCGTCAACGACCTGAAGGCCGGAGCGGATCATGGCCGCAGCGCCCGCGGCGAAAGCGGTCGCCGCGGCGGCAGCCGCGATCTGCAAGCGCCGATAAAAGGCCGCGACACGGCCGTTGGCGGCGTCCATCTCCCGCGATAGCCGACGGAAGCCTTGCTCGCCCGCATCGCCGATACCCTGCAGTTCGGCGCGGACCTCACGCCCCCCGACCACGGCAAGGCGAACGGAGACGCGTTTCTCAGCCATCTTGATCAGTCCTGATTTGCGCGTTCAGTCCGCGCACCATCATGCCCTCCACCTCGGGCAGCAGTTCCGCGCAGACGAGCGTGTCCACTCCAAGCGCGTGCGCACAGGCAAGAGCGGCCGTCATGTCGAGGCCGAGGATCGCACCGGAGACGGCGCGCAGCTGCCCCGTGAGCTTTTTGGCGAGATCCCAGACCTGCCAGCCTTCGACCGTCTGCGGACGGTTCAGGACGGCGGGGCATTCGCTGCAGGTGCCGCGGCAGGATCGGCAATACTGGTCGCCCCCGCTGAAGTGCCATTCGGCGAGGGCGCGGAGCCGTTTTTTTCCGCTTCCAGCAACAGGCCCTTGGACACGTAGCGGAGTTGGAAGGCCTCGAAGATCGGCAGGATGTCCAGGAGCGCGTCGATGCCTTCCGGTGTAACGGGCACCGGATCGCCTTCGGCGTTGCCCACCCCCTCCCATTCCAGCACGACCAGCCGCGCCAGGGCCTTGGCCATGGTGACCGCGATGGTTTCGTTCGACACGCCTTCGGGCAAGGCAGCCACCGCCGGATCACTGCGGGCGGCGGCCATGAGCGAGGTCGTCAGGGGAGCGACGCGCACGCGCACGTCATGTCCGAGGTCGAGCCAGCTCGGCTCGCGCGACAGGTTCAGGCGGATCATGGGAATGGCCTCAGGTGTAGCTTGTGACATCGTTCAGGAGGTGGGCGCGCAGCATCGTGCCTTCGCTGTCATCGTAGGCGGCGCGCCAGTCGAAGCTTGCCTCGACTCCGCCGGGGCCGGAGACGGCATATTTGGGTTTGGGCAGAAAGACCCGCGGCAGCTCGAAGCGGAGCGCGTAGCCTTCCGGGAAGGTGAAGCCGTATTCCAGAGCGACGGGATCGCCATCGGCGGCTTCGGCCACCAGCGTCGCGCCATCGAAGCGCACCGACATCGACCCCTCCGCCGAGGCAAAGGTTGGATCGGCCGCCTCGATCTTGCCGTCCTCGCGGATCACCCGCACCCGTTCGAGATTGTTCGAGAAGGTGAGACTGCCGCCGGTGACACCCGCCAGCGCCGATCCGCCACGCCGGATGAAGCCGCGCCCTTGGCTGAAGCGGCGCAGCGAGAAGGCATCAGGACTGGCGTCGACCGTCGCGGCGAAGCGTTCCTCGCCCTGCGCCACGAGCTGCAGGCGGGCATTGGCCGGTCCCTCCTGACCCATCTCGAAATTGAGGCTCTCCATCACCGTGCCGAGATGGCGGAAGAAGACCGGCGTCGTGAGCTTGGGGTGCCCGACCTCGATGGTGTAACTCGGGATGTCGTCGGCGCCGCTTTCCCAGACATGGGCATAGCCGCCACCGGTCAGCGTCGGGCCGGACACGCTCGCCGCCGATGCTGCAAGGGTGAAGCTGTTACCAGTCGGACCGGCCGTGTCGAACACGATCACGAGCGTCTGCGTGCTGGTCGGCCGGGAATAGGTACATTTCGCCACCTCGACATCGGCCGAGGCGTTGAGATCGTCGACCAGCTGATCGACTGTCTGGGTGACAGTGGCCTGGATCTCGGTTTCATCTCCCGATGGCGTCCCGGAGACGAACGTCCAGACCGTGCCGTTTAGCGTGATGGTGTCGCCGGGCGACGGGTTGGCTGTGAAGGCGATCGAGCCGGAGGCGTTCGTCGCCGTCGACACGGGATCGCCGAACAGGCCGGTCAGCCAGTAGCCGGTGCCACGCAGGTCGAACGGGATATCGATCTGCCCCTCATCGGTGATGAGGCCGCGATAGGGATCCTGCGCGTTGCGCCCCCGTCCCAGCAGCGGGTCGTCGCCAAGTGGCTGAGCCGAGGAGAGATCGGTCGATTTGAAGTCGAGGCTTCGATAGCCGGTAAGCGGCGCGACCCCATAGCTTGCCTCCCGGCAAGCCTTGAGCGTGGCGTCCGCGCCGTAAGCGCGCACCTTGGGCATGGATAACTCCTGTTCCTGAAGATCAGTCGCTGAGCGGATCGCTCACCAGGTATTCGACCGTGACGACGAGCCGGGCGGTCAGGACCGGGGCCGCCCCCTCGATCGCCAGCGCCCCGGTCTCGGGCACCGACGGCGTCAGGTTCTCGGCGAGTCCGCCGAGGGAGGGATCGATTCTGAGCGCCATTCCGATCGATCCGAGCAGCGTGTCGAGCGCCGCTTCGCCTCCGCCCGTCGGATCGCGGGGCACATAGACCTCGATCTCGACCCGGTGGGCGTAGAACTCCGTGCGCGGATTGAGCGTCACGTCCGGCTCTCCCGGATCGCCGTCGCGCAGGATGACGAGACCGGATGCCGGCACCTTCTCGGGCAGCACTTCATTGCGACGCACGTTCGCGGCTAACGC